AGTCGTATTTGTGCCGCCTGCTCGTAAATTCATAAGCAAAAGACTTGTAGAGGATGAGGTCCAATACATCTCGATTAAGTAATCGGAGTATGTGCTAGAAAATACGCTATCGGCAATAATTTCGGTAACGCTTGTGAAACTAGTTTCGGACTTAACTACTGTTAAAGCCCCGGTACTTGGTGTTGCCCACTTTAATCCCGTCGCTTCGGCTGAGTCTGCCGTTAAAACCGTGTTGTTAGCACCGACCGCTAAACGAGCAAAAGTATCGGCACCTGTCCCGGGTACAAGATCACCCTTAGCATCGATAGCCGTGGCCATTGAGTTAGTAACGGTTACGGTACCGCTAGTACCGCCGCCGCTAATACCTACACCTGCGGTGACTCCCTCGATGTCACCGGTTGCCCCTGAGGCTACCCACGCGGATCCGGTGTAATACCATAAAGAGTTATTATCTTTTGTATAGGCAAATTGTCCCTCTTGAGGGGATGTAATAGCAGCGTTACGAGCTGCCTCACTTGCGAATACGTTAATACCCTGCATGAGGTAGCCATTTACATCTCCGGCCGTTAGTACCTCACCGGTTGTAAAGGTCTTAAAACCTAGACCAGCTGCCATCATTTCCTCCTAGTATGCTAATACGGAGGTATCGAGCACTCCATATAGTGATGAGTCTAATATAAAACCGTCGATAATCGGCTCTAACGTCGTAAAGCTAGTTTTCCAAGAATTAGGCGTTACTCGATGCGTTACGCCAAACACTTGTAAAGTCTGTTGCAGCGTAGAATTACCAGGCTGATTAGTGGTGATCTCTACCGGATAAAAAAAATCTAAACTAAGCGCGGCTAAAATGCCATCGTTATAATCGTCCATATATAAATCTAGCTCGATCATGTCGCAGCGAGTTTGCGTGTCTTTACGGCTAGCCACGTAAGCCCGTGCGTAATCGAGCGCAGCTTGGTCGGTGTCCATTACTAAATTAGTTTGGTTATATGAGTGGACAAAATACTCATCGATCGAGGCTTGATCGTCTGCAAGCTGAGCCGTGCCGCCTATCTTTGTAATCGAGGCTGAGTTATAAACCTGAGTATCATCTAAGCGCCAAACGGCATTAAAGTAATTTATATCGGTGCCGTCGTCATTAAATTTAGTTACGGGGAAAGCCTGAGACTCAATACAAAAGGCGCGATCGTGCAGCTCTACGGATCCTCGAGCATTGATATACAAAGCGCCGTACTCGGAGATGGTCGCCGTTTGTAGCGCGGCTAGAGCGGTGCGAGGGTTGCCCGGGTCTGCCTGAAACACCGTATCGCCGTACTGAATTTCGCGCATCGATGGAGGCCAAGCGATCTCGTCGAGGATAGCGTTTACACGCTCGCCCGGTAGGTCGCCTGCCGCAGCTAGTGTCACAGTACTAATCTGAGAATTTTGGAAAAGTCTAAAAGCATCTACGGCGGTGATAGTTGTATAAACTACATCGGTAGCCATTTTAGGCGTAGTAGTTGTATAGCTAGTAATAAAGCCGCTAAACATTGGATACTCGACACCTGCGTATGTGCCGGTGATCTGTACTTTACGTAGGGGAGTCAGTAAGCCGTAGTAGGGGCCTGCCGCATTTTGAGGATTAAAGTCGCCATTTTGATCGACGATACGCAGAGTTAGAGTACCTGTTTGGAATACGTCTGCCTGCGCGTTACGGCCTCTCATAGTAGTAACGCCGTCTACTTGATTAGATACGTCTACGATCAAAGCCTCAGAGTCTGCAAGGATGTTAGTCCCTAAAATTCCTGTACCGAGGATCATCGATTGAGCAAAAGCCGGGCCCGTGGAAAAGTTAATAACCGCGTTAATCGTAGGGACGGTCATAGCGTACCTGCCACCGTTAAGGGATCTCCGCCGCGGTTTAGTTTTTGTATTGTATCTTGTAGCAAGGTAGCAAATTCGTCCGGCTGAGCTATAACGCCTGTATTAAAATTAAGGTTATAAGTAGCGGCCGCCTGAGCTGCATAACGCGCTCCACTTGCCGCAGCTGCTACCGATAACCCGGCCTCCCGGCCCTGAGTAAACGATCCTTGAGCTATTGCATTGGTTAGTGAGATTTTTGCTAGAGATGCTGCGTACTCTGCCTCTGCTCTAGCTTGATAATTAGCACCGCGGACGGCGCTAGAAATATCTGCTCCATCGACTAAAGCCTTAAAAAATTGATCGGTAACACTTGCACTAGCAAAAACGACATCCTCTACTAATTTTGCAATATTTGGATTATTTACGGTGAAATCTGTAGTGTTTTTAGGAATTGTATAAACCGGTGCACCGCCGTCGCCCGTACCAATATCTGCACCCGTGCCGACTTTTTTAAGTGCCGCAGCATAATCTTGTAATGCCTTGAGTCGAGCATCGTCGGCCGCCTTTTGCGCCGCTGCAACGCGCTCGATCATGCTTAACTCCTCAGACTCGCGGAGTTTGTTAAGTGTTAGAGCTGCATTAGATGTTTTACTTAAAGATGCGAGCTTAGCGATCTCGGTTAGTTGGATCTGTATACGCTCGCTATAACTTTCCTTGGCGGCTAACTCACCGGCTGCGGTAATAGCTGCGTTATACTTACCGAAGGCGGCTTGTCGAGCTACCTCTTTCTCGTTTTCCGCCATCTTGCTATCGTTAATAGCCTTTAACTCTGTAAGTAATTGAGTGTTAAGAGCCGAAAGAGTTGCCTCGCTAATCTGAGTAATACCGGCTAACTTGGCCATGTCTGCATTTTTTTGGAAAGCCGCTAGCTCGCCGATTTTCTTAAGTGCAAGCTCGCCGTTATCCTCCTCGATAGCTTGTAAAGCCTCAAGGCGTAGGATCGTATCCTTGTCATATGTAGCCCGTAGAGCTGCGGCGATCGAGATGCGGTTAGTATCAAATACGGCCGCGGCCTTTGATAACGAAAGTTTATTTTTCTCAGCAAGGGCCGATTTCTTTTGGAGCGCTAGTAATTCTTTAGCTCGCTTAGCTGCATCCGCTTCGGCCTTGGCCCGGGCCTTGGCATCTGCCTTTTGTGTATCTTGGTTGCCGGCAGAGAGTGATCGATTACCAAACCCGCCGGGGATCTTGCCCGCGTTGAGGCCGTAATACTGTTGCAGGATCTCGCCGGCCTTAAGTCCTACCGTGGCATCGATGAGCCCGGCGATAGCGGTACTTAAGGTATCGATTTTGGAGATGGTGTCGTCGATAGTCTTACCACCGGATAGCGCGGTCAGAGCATTAATTAAAGATTTACCGATTTTTTCGCTTGCATTTTCGGATGCAATAGCGAGTTTATTCATAGAGCCTACGTAACTATCGGCGGCTACCTTGGCTTGTCCTGCGAATAGGACTTGTAGGCGCTTTTGTACTTCCTCAAAATTTGTGGATGCTAGCTCGGCTTGAGTAAGACCAAGATTAAGAGAGCGTAAGCCCTTAAAATTACCTACATATGCTTGGCTTAATATTTCGCTAGTTTTAGCTAAGTCGGTACCCGTACCCGCGGCTACATCCATAGCAAGATTTAGGATTTCTTGGCTCTTAGATACCGAGCCCGTTACCTGTAAAAGCTTAATCATAGCCGGCTGCAGCTGATCTCGATTTACGCCGGTCGCCGCTTCGAGCTTGTCGATGTACTGATTAATCTCAGGGGTAGCAAAAGCTAAACCTAAATTACGTACGGAGGTAGTTAATTGTGCTACCTCAAGCTCTGAGGCTGCAAAAGCTTTAACGGCATTTTTACCATATTGCGCTAAAGCCGCGGCGCTAAAAGCTAGACCAAAACTTTTAGCTAGATTTTTTACGCCCTTCTCAAAGCCTTGTATTTGTTTTTGGCCTTTAGATAAAGCTTTACCGTCAAAGGTTGTAACGGCATTAACGAGTAAATCGGGTAACTTTGCCATTATGCCGCCTTGTCGTAACGGCCTTGGTTAAAGGCAGCTATCGTATTTTGTATAGCTTGTACTACCGCAGCTTGAGCTTTGCCTTGATTTTCTGCCCAAGCTCTAAAGATTAAACGTCCTCGGCTATTACCTTCACCGTATAAAGGACCCATACGGCTAACAAAGTGAGCACCGGCACCCGGGTTATTTGATCCGCTCTTAGGATCTCCGCCCGGGTTTTTACGTCCGGCGGTCTCGTAAATGGATCCACTTGCCGAGGCGTTAGCTACGATGTATCGAGAGCTCCATCCATTACGGTTACGCTTGCTTGGCGCTGCGGTGTAATAAATACCTTTACGTGCTACCTCAGCTTGATAAAGAGGAAAACGGCGTAAACGTCCCTCACTATTAAAAGTACGAAATGCGGAGTTACGGGCCGTGATCTTTCGAGTGTATTTACCCTCGTCCCAATTATAGAGTCCACCCGGCGCAGCGGTAGGCGCGTATTCTCGAGCCTTGTCTCGTATCGGGATCATGATGCCCTTAATCTCTTTATTCATCTCTTTAAGTAGCTCGGGATCTATTTTACGGATCGCGCGCAGAGTCTCTTTAACGCCGTCTAGCTTTACCGACATTTTTAGACTCCTCCGCTTGCTCGTTTAATACCTTTACTAACATCTTAAACATCTCGGCATCTAAGTCGAGTATCGCTTGAGGCGCGACCCCTAACCGTATCGATAGTTGCGCTACCAAATAGGTTAGAGTGCCGCGCCCTAGCTTAAAGGCTCGTCGTCTAGTACCTCGACCTTTTTAAGAGTATCTAAAAACTCGGCTCCAAACATTGGTACGGTTTCGCCGGATGTACGTAAGCACTCCCACGCTAACCAATATACGTCGCTCTGTTTCTCGTCATCTCTAAAGGCTTTATGAAAACCTTTTTTTGCGTATAACTCAAAGGCGTACTCAATTCGCGGCGAGATTTGATGCTCGCTTACCTCGCCGGTAGCCCTTGTTATTTTGAGTCGTGCCATTTTTTGCCCCTTTGTTAGTTTGTTATGGTGCGGTAGTAATTACGATAGGTGAGTTACACGTAAACGTGATGCTCTGAGTACCAATATCTCCGACGGCTCCGTTAATATCTGTAGTGTTATTAACGAGGATAGTCGTAGCGTACTGAGGGTTAGTAGCTGAGGTAGTCGCGCTTGTCTGCTTTAGCGTGATAGGCACCGTAGTACCCCAGGCTGCCTGCAAAGTAGCGTTTACGTTAGCCGCTGCGGTATCGCTCAAAAAGTCTAGAGAGATCGTGCTTGTCTCTAGGCCCTTAGTAAACTTTCTAGATGAGTCGCCCATCGCGGTAACTTCGAGCTCCTCAAATACGCGGTTAATTGTCGCGCTTGTAACATGGTCAGAGAGTGCAACCGAGTTAAGGGTTACGACTACTCCGTTTGATAGAAATACGGCCATCGCCTATTCCTCGCTTTTCTCTGTAGTAGGTGTGTGTGTTTTTGTTTCTTTTTTTGGTGCTTCGGTAATCTGCCCTATCTTAATAAGAAAGGCGATATCTTCATCGGTTAGGCTCATGCTTAACTCCACTCGGTTAGTATTGAGATAGTGATGTCTGTCGTTAGTAGGTCGCCGCTTTGTACGGTTAATACGCTAGGAGCACTTACCGCCCCAATATTCATAACGATTGGCGATGCTGCTAACTTTTGGAATACGGCGCAAACCAAGGACTCGATACCTTGTAAATTGCCTTGGTTATCGTAGAGCGGCACCGTGCAGATAATTCTAAAGGATGCCATCGGCGAAATATTGGCATAATCGTTATTGGTCGGTGTTATATAGGGATCTGCCGGGCTAACGATTACGCTATTAGCGGTAATAGTTGCAGGCGGAAAACTGTACGTATTCCAAACGTTTGCATTAGCAAGGGCCGCAGCTAGTGAGGCACGTAAAGTAGTAATAGGTGCCGGCATTATCCGACCATCGCATTAGGGTTTGTGTATCCGGCGATTAGTCCGCGAATTTTACCGATCATGCTATTACCCATGCGGTAAGGGCTAGGGCTAAAACCATCAATAGATACTCCGCCGGTTTGGCTAACCTGCCGGGCTTGGAAAATGTCTACGGCCAAGATCATCGCGGCCTCTCTTACGGCCGGGGTAGTTGCGTATGAGTTTGTTTTTGTATCCGTGCCCACGGCTGAGCCGTAGGGGAGTACTCGCGTAAAATTAGCGTTAGCTGCAATCTTAGCAAATTGTATAAAGCTATAACCGTTAGGCCAATTAAAAGCCATATTGTTAAATGCTATGGATGGAAATTGCGTAGTAGTGCCGGCCGTCCACGGGATCGTGCCGGTAACTGTATAAGTGCCGTTATAAGTTGAGCCGCACCCACTCAAGGTTATGGAGTCTCCGGTGCTAAATATTGCAGGGTTAGCGATCATTACCGTAGCTACGTTATTTTGTAACGCGGTGCCTACGACCGGTGCGAAGTCAAACCATAAAAACTGATTGAGTAAATCCTGCGCAGCTTGGCAACAGGTCTCGACGATATCCGACGAGTATAGGTTTTCGATGCCGAGGTTAGCGCGTAGCTCGGCTTCGGTTACGTACGTTGCAGGCATCTTATTCTCCTTACTTACTAGGGCCGGTACCCCTCAAAGGGCTAAGAGGGGTACCGACTATTAGTGGT